GTTTTATAAGAATCATTTCTAATCACACTTTTGATTTGATCAGTTAATGTTCTCTTAACTGGTCCTGTAGTTTGAACAGAGAGAGTCAATGCTTTTTCAGATAGATTTTTTAGATATTGGAAAAACAAAATCTCATCAGAGTCTTCAATTAGCTCTTTGAATCTAGCAAAGCTTTCTTCATAGGTATCTGTTAGCCAAAGATTTCTCTTTTTGTAATCTTCCCAAGACAATTTCATTAGGAACATTGCACATTTAGATTTTTCTCCAAACCATATTGTGTTGACGCAATCCACAATGCTAATTTCCTGTGAAAACTCTTGTGGTCTAATTCGAGCTGTGACTACAGTTTTTCTTGCCATATATTTCCTCTTACTAGTTGAATTTACAGAGGAAGCGTAATTCTCCACTTCTCTATAAATGTGAATTAAAGGATAGTCTAAATTTGGTTCTGTTGCCAAACTAGAAATCAGTGATTCAAACTCCATTAAAAGTCCAGGCAAGCTAGTTTTCCAGATCTCAGATCCTTGCCTGAAAGTAATGCAAGGAGAGCTCTTTATATAAGCTGATACTGTGTGAACTTGACTAGCTCCTATTTGAGAGAAAGCTTTTTCTGATCCAGGTAAAATAGATTTAAGTTGTATTCTGAATTTTTGCTCTGTTGGCAATCTCTCTGTTTTGGTCATTCTCATAGGATTTTTCCTGATTTCATTAAGGAAATACTCTCTATCTGGTATGTTTGTTTCTTTGAGGAATTCCCTATATTTCTTCATCTGACCCATTGACAACAGAACTGAAAAGGAATGTGAATCAGTGGAATCTTCTTCTAGCAACAATCTACTTCTAGTAAACTCTTCTAAGTATCCAGCTCTAATGTCCCTGTTAGTTCTATAATACATCGTATAGTTAACTCCAAGCAGTGGGCCAACTCTATGGTGACTTGGTGTGTAGTAAAACATGGCAGGATGTCTTAGATGCTTTTGTAATTTTGAGAGCTCTGACCAGGAATCATCTGAATCAGTGCAGAGACCTAGTGTTTGCAAATGATTTAAAATGCATGAATATTCAACATCAGCTGACAGGGATAAAGAGCCTCCATTGGATATTATGTCCCTGAGA